AAAAAAATATTATTAATACAATGCATCCATAGAATAGGATGTATTGTATTAATAATATTTTTTGGTAGAGTAAAAAGCTATGGCAAAGAAATATATACACGTCAATCAACATAAAATTAGGAGTAACTTAAAACATAATTTAAATGAACCTGTTATCACAGTTAAAACAAGTAATAAAAATATTTATGGACATCAGGTTGATATTCTTGGAGAATCAAAAGTAATTTATGGTAATAATAAACCAATTCTAAGTTGTGGAGCTAGAGTGGTTATAGAAACACATAGTGAGGTATTAGTAGATGGCAAAAAGATATAATAAAGTTGAAATTACATTTACTAAGAAAACAAAAAGAAGATATAAAAAAGAAGGACTTAGACATAGAAAAAAACTAAGTCCAAAATCACATTTAAGAGTAAGGAGCAAATAATGAAATGTTGGCATTGTAAAACTGAATTACTATGGGCTGGAGATCACGACCTTGATGATAGAGAATATGATATGGTAACTCACTTAGATTGCCCAAACTGTGGAAGTTATGTAGAGGTATACAATAAAAGAGAAGGATGGCAAGAACGAATACTTGAAAATTAAGTTTAATATGGTAATTTAGATTATGACAATGGGTAGACCTAAAATAGAAATAACTAAAGAATTATGTAGTAAAGCAGAACAATTTGCTTCTCAAGGCTTAACAATGGAACAAATTGCTGATGCTCTAGGTATGTCTAAATCATCTTTATTTGAAAAACAAAAAGAGAATTTGGATTTAATGGAGGCTATAAAAAGAGGAAAAGCAAAAGGCATAGTTACTATTACCAATGCCTTATATGAGAAAGCAAAGGATGGTGACAACACAGCTATGATATTTTACCTCAAGAATAGAGCTGGTTGGAAAGATAAGATTGAAACAGAGCATACTGGAGAAGGGTTAAAAGTAGATGTTAAAGCACCAGACCACTTCCAACGAATTATGGAAGAATTGGACAAACTTGCGGAACATAAATCAACAAAAGACGATAGAGTTCTACAATAAATGGCTTTTAACGGCTAGAGATAAACAAATAACACCAAGTGGGGATTGGAATGTTTGGTTAATATTAGCTGGTAGAGGATGGGGTAAAACAAGAACAGGAGCTAGTGATATAGTCTTATATGCTCTTAGAAATCCTAATTCACAATGCGCGGTTATAGCTCCAACAATTGGTGATTTAAGACGAGTGTGTTTTGAAGGGGTTAGTGGAATTATTAAGCAAATACCAGATGAATGTTTTAAGGATGGCACTCCAAAGTCCTATAATAAATCAACAAGTGAAGTTTTATTAGCTAATGGCTCAAAAATTATGGGATTTAGTGCTAGTGAGCCTGATAGATTAAGAGGTAGTCAATATCATAGGGCTTGGTGTGATGAATTAGCAGCTTGGCGATACCCTGATGCCTACGATCAATTATTATTTGGATTACGATTAGGAAAAGCTCCTCAAGTTGTAATCACAACAACACCTAGACCAACAGCATTAGTAAGAGATTTATTTAAACGTAAACATAAAGATGTTTATGTCACTCAAGGTAATACTTTTGAAAATGAAGATAATCTAGCTCAAACTGCTCTTGATTCTTTTAAAGATTTATACGAAGGCACACGATTAGGTAGACAAGAGTTATATGCTGAAATATTAGAAGATGTTGAAGGAGCTTTATGGTCACATTTTCAATTAGAAAAATGTAGAATAAAGAAAGAAGAGATACCAGAACTAAGACGAATAGTTGTAGCCATTGACCCAGCAGTAACATCAAATGCTAACTCAGATGAAACTGGAATCATTGTTGCTGGTATAGGAGAAAACGATAAATACTTTATTTTAGATGATAAAAGTGGTAAGTTTAGTCCAGATAATTGGTGTAGGGTAGCCATAGAGGAATTTTATCGCTATAATGCTAATATTATTGTAGCAGAAACAAACAATGGTGGTGATTTAGTGGAGAAAATTATTAGAACAATAGATAGTAATGTACCATATAAATCAGTGACTGCAACAAGAGGGAAGATGTTAAGAGCGGAACCAATATCAGCTTTATATGAGCAAGAAAAGGTTTTTCATACAAACATCTTTCCACAATTAGAGGATCAGATGTGTTCTTACACAGGGGATAATAAAAAATCTCCAGATAGATTAGATGCTCTTGTATGGGCATTAACAGAACTTAGTGCTTCTTCAAGGAAGCCATTATGGAGAATTAGTTAGATGAGCATATTAGATGACATTAAAAAAATATTTACAAGAAACATAAGAACAAAACAAGCCCCAGTAACAGTCTATAACAATGTAGGATATTCAACTCCTAAACGAGATTCCTTTATACAATATGCCCAAGAAGGATATGAAGAAAATGCTGTTGTGTATAAATGTGTAAATGAAATTGCTAATGGAGCAGCCACAGTAAAATTTAATGTATTTGATGAGGAAATAAAATTAGATAATCATCCATTAATTAATTTATTACAAAGACCTAATCCTTTACAAGCGGGTAATGAATTCTTTCAATCTCTTTATGCCTATTTATTATTAAGTGGTAATAGTTATGTTTTACGAACAGGTGCAGATAATCAACCACCAAAAGAATTACATTTATTACGACCAGATAGAATTAAAATAGAACCAAGTAATACAACAATACCTAAAAGCTATCAATATGAATTAGGTGGAGAAGTTGTGGCTAAATATCCTGTTGATTCAGAAACTGGTGCTAGTGATATAAAACACTTTAAAATGTGGAATCCTACTGATGACTATTATGGGCTATCACCAATTAGAGCAGCTAGTGTAGATATAGATCAACATAATTACGCAGCAAAACATAATGTTAATCTTTTAATGAATGGTGCTAGACCTAGTGGTGCTATTGTATTTAGACCAAGAGATGAAGCTGGGATGAATGTTCAACTAACAGAATCACAACGACAACAATTAATCTCTGATCTTGAGTTAAGATTTCAAGGCACAAATAATAGTGGAAGAGCAATGTTATTAGAAGGTGATTTTGATTGGAAAGAAATGGGTCTATCTCCAAAAGATATGGATTTCTTACAATTAAAAAATATGAGTGCTAGAGATATTGCTATGTGCTTTGGTGTCCCTAGTCAATTAGTAGGCATACCTGATTCACAAACTTATTCTAATGTACAAGAAGCTAGATTATCTTTATATGAAGAAACAATTATACCATTAATTAGAAGAGTAGAATCTGATCTTAACGAATATCTAGCCCCATATTATGGAGAGAGATTAAGAATAGAATATGATATTGACTCCATCCCTGCAATGGCAGAAAGACGAAGAAAAATTTATGAGAACGTAACTGTTGCTGTAAGAGAAGGAATTATATCAAGAAACGAAGCTAGAGATAGATTAGGGCTTGAGCCAATTACTGGTGGTGATGAAGTGTACATTAGTGCTAATTTATTTCCTCTTGGTGAGCCAGAACAATCAGATTTAGATGATAAAGAGCCTAATCCTACTAAAGAAGGCTATGATGCTTATGGAATAGAGGAAAAGTATCACACTGCTGACCCTGAATATTTAGTTCAACAAGACCCAAGAATGGGGGAAGGTGAAGATATATTTGAAACAGTAGCAGAAGCATCAGAAAGAGCAGAGGAATTAGGATGTGATGGTACTCATACATTAAGAACACCTGATGGTAATATCTATATGCCTTGCTCATCTCATTCACAATATCTTAGAGTTACAGGACAAGATAAGGCATTAGAAGATATTGATACAACTCCAACTCAAGGTATGGCAGAAGAAGCACAAAAAGGTTTAGAATGGAGAAAAGAATTTAAACGAGGAGGCACTGCTGTGGGGGTAGCAAGAGCCAATCAATTAGTGAGAAAAGAAAAACTATCACCACGAACTGTGTTAAGGATGTATAGTTTCTTTGCTAGACACGAAGTAGATAAACAAGCAGAAGGTTTTAATGTTGGGGAAAAAGGTTATCCAAGTGCTGGGAGAATTGCTTGGGCATTATGGGGTGGAGATGCTGGGCAAACGTGGTCAAGTAAAAAAAGAGATCAAATAAAATTAGAAATAGAAAAGGCTTGTTGCCAAGACTGTGAAGAAAAAGCAGTGTCAGGTAAAATTAAAAAAACCTTAGAAGGCAAAATAAAAGAACACAATGATAAGCACGGAAGTAAAAAAGGGAAAAGAGTTACGTTAGGTATGTTGAGCAATGTATTTGTAAGAGGAGTTGGTGCATATAGAACAAACCCTGAATCAGTTAGACGAAATGTAACTGGCCCAGATCAATGGGGTATTGCAAGAGTCAATGCTTTCCTATATGCTGTAAGAACTGGAAGATTTAGAAGTGGGCAATTTGATAGAGATTTACTACCAAAAGATCATCCATTATATAAACCAAAAGGTAAAGACGATTAAATAAGGGGAAAAAATGGTAAGACCTACTAATTATCAACAATATGTTGATACCTATAATACTTTTTTAAAAAATAATAAAAATTATCAAAAAACGTGTGAAGAACTAGATATTAAAAGACCTACATTATGTGCCCGTTTGTGGAAATATAGAAAAGACAATGACATAAAACCATCAGACGAAAAAACAGAAGCACAAAAACCATATCAATTAATTAAGCAAGAATTAAAAGAAATAGTTGTTCCTAGTTTGAAACACGACCCAAACGAACCTATTGATGAGTTAATCAATAGATTAACAGAGAATTTCAAACGAACTAAATTACACGAAGATGAAAAAAGATGGCGACCAGTACAAGTCAACACAGATAAACCCATAGGTATTGCTTGGCTAGGTGACCCACATATTGATGACCCATATTGTGATTGGGTTACATTAAGAAGAGATTTGAATATAATTAAAAATACAAGAGGATTATATGGTGCTTCATTAGGAGATCAGACAAATAATTGGGTGGGAAGATTAGCACGATTATATGAGAATCATACTGTTACAAAAGCTGATTCTTGGCGATTAGTAGAGTGGTTAATTAGAGAAATGAATCCATTGATATTAATTGCTGGTAATCACGATATGTGGAGTGGAAACTCTGACCCTGTACAATGGATGAAAAGACCACATCAAATCTACGAGAAATGGCAATCACGTTTACAATTAGAATTTCCTAATGGTAAAAAAGTAAAAATAATTGCATCACACGATTTTCCCGGACACTCAATGTGGAATAATCTTCACGGACAAATGAAAGCGGCAAAGTTTTTATCATCAGCCCATCTTTACATTGC